AGGCCACCGTCGCGACTTACCTCTCGACCCAGACCGGGCTGACCACCGTGTCCTTCCTGACCGGGGACAACAACGCCACCCAGACCTTACCCAAGGCCGTGGTCCTCTGCGAAGCCGCCCGGGCACCATCCGACCTCCCCGAAGGCGAAGGCAACTTCTCCTGCTCAGTCCGCATCACCCTGTTCTCGAACGCCGACGACACGACCCTCGCCGATCACCGCCTACGCTGCGCCGCCCTGTCCGGCAATATGCGCGACCTCGTCTCCATCCAGGCGGCCTTCACCGCGACTGGCGACGCGACCTGCTATGACGTTACGATGCAGTCCGAAGACGAGGGTATCGACGAGCGCTCCTGGGCAACGGCGTTTACCTTCGACCTACTGGCCGTCTTCCCCGCGTAAGGTTACCAAAGCGAGCATATTCAAATGGCCGCTATCTCTAACGGAACGACCTGCCTCTACGGTGTTGCAGGAACTGTCACCAACCTTTTCGTGCAGTCCTACAGCCTGTCTTCCTCGTTTAACGCCGAGGCCACGGTGGTCGACGAAGCTGGCCTGACCAAGACCCACCGCCTCGACGATCGTAAGTCGGAGATTACTATCGAAGGTATCTGCAAGACCTCCTCGATGCCGGTCCTCGGCGTTGCTCTTAGCTTCACGCTCAACGCTCAGACTGCTTACCCGGCTGGTTCCGCCTCCGTTTCCTTTGTCGGTACGGTCACTAAGATTGACGAGAAGGGCTCCAACAAGGGCTTCACTGCGGTCACCGTGACGGCCATCGACTACGAAGGCATCACGCCTGCCTAATTGACTTTGCCCCAAGTGGGCTACACTAGGCGGCATGGACAAACGGTTCCTCGCGGCCATGATAGACCCGGCGCCTCTTCCGAGGTTTCTGGGTCGAACTCTTTACCCATGGTGCCTCAAGTACCGCGTGCGACTGATGGCCTTCGACTCGCCCCTGGTCACCGGCTCTCGCGGCATCACCCCTGCCGACCTTATCTTCGCTTGTCAGGTATGCGCCGAAGAACCCTTGGGCGACATCGGTTGGCGCGATCAGCTGCGGATGCTATCCCTAGCCCGCAACCCCGCCAAGTTCGAGCGCCTGCTTGAAGCCTTCGCCGGCTACATCCTAGTCCAAGACTGGCCTAAGTTCTGGGAGCAAACCAAGAAGACGAGCGGAGGAAGCAAGGGCGTACCGTGGCCCCTGTCCATCGTCGCGAACCTAATCACCAACGGCATCGACGAGAAGCGCGCGTGGGAGATGCCGGAGTGCCAAGCCATCTGGCTTAACTCCGCCCTGGCTATCTCCAAAGGTGCTGACGTGGCGATCATGTCGCCCGAGGAGGAAGCCTTCATGGCTGAGGAGGAATCCAAGGACGCCGCCGCCACCGCTTCCAATCCTGCAAAGGAAACCCCCTGACGATGGCACAAGACCTGACAGTCAACATTAAGACCACCTCCGACGTCCCGCAGGCGATGGACCGGGCGAAGGGTGCGACCGTATCTTTCGGCAAGCAGGTCGAGGACATTCAAAAGAAGTTCAGCAGCTCTTTTAAGGACATCTTCCTAGGCTTCTTAGCGCCGATGGTTTTAATTCAAGGTGCATTAAGCCTGATTAGCGAAGCAATTGCCAAAGCAAAGCAGGACGCTAAAGACGGTCTCGATCTTCTCGCCAAAGGAGAGACAACTTTTGCCACATCAGAAGAAAAGAGGATGGCTGCTTTCTTTAAACGCCGAGCCGAAGTTAAAGAAGAACAGCGTCTAGCTGATGTAGGTAAATCAGAAATTGCTGGTCAGTTTATTAAAACGCCTGAAGGCAATAAGCTAGCATCAGATATGGCCGCGCAAAGGATTGCTCAACTTGGCGCCAACGCTCAAATAGATTTTACTGCTCTTAGGGACTCATTAAAAGGTGATAAAGCATTTCAGGATGCAGCCCTAAAGGCCTTTATGGCATCTCCAGAGGGGAAGTCTTTTCAGCCAGAAGAAGCAGCCAAGCAGGCCAACTTCAAAGGCCCCGATGGCTTCTCCAATGTCGTCGGCGTCGGCTCAAACCCGGTCATGGAAGCAATGGCTGAGCAGACCGAACTCCAGCGCCAGCAACTCGACGAGCTGAAAAAACTTAACGCCAAGGGAACCGACACCCAAACCGACTTTACTAAAGACTCTAAATAAATATGGCACGCATCGACCAGGGCAACGCCCTATCTTCCGCAATGCTCCAGCCCGGAGCAAAGTTCCAGACTGACGGCTTCGGCCTAGTCACTGGTGTTCTTGTTTACAAAGAAGACCAAGGAGGCTCGAGCGCATTCCTTGCCCGCGGCACGGCCTGCCCGATTGCCGCCTTTAGTTTTACCAAGGTTCACAAGGCCAACACGTCAATAGACTCCCTTGGCCTCGCCACCTACACCGTCGACTATGTTGGCATTAGTTCTGTAGACGCCGTCAGCTCATCACTCACCAAGACGCAGATCACCGGCTCGCAGGGCCTGACTTCGGAAAGCCTGACGACCCACCCGAACTTCTTTGTATTGGCATCAGGTGCAGGCTTTACTGGCAGCCCTATTGCCGGCGTCGGCTCGGGCTCGCTCGCGGCGCCTGTCTATGCAACTACAACTCTTTCAGGCGGAGGAACAGAGTACGAAGGCAACAACGGCTCACGCTTTCAGGAGCCTAGCGGTAACAAGTTCCTAGGTTTTAAGGTCGCTCAATATAGTGGCTACTACGGCCGGACAAACTACCTTGCCCCGCAGACCTCCTTCTCCGGGCACTTTTACACGACGACAGCAGGTAACGTGACGGGTATGCGTGATCGCGTAGGCAAGACTAGCGGCACCAATCTCTTTAACGGCATTAAGGTCGTCCCAGACTATGTTGGCACTACCTTTACGAACAGCGGCAAGAACCAGCTGCTCCTGGCTCAAGTGTCTTTTGAAGATTACGCTGACCTTTACAAGGTCACTTTTGAAGTCCGCTTTAATCGCGAGGGTTACGAGTCTTCAGTCTACGCCCCGCAATAATGAAAATCCAACCCGGGGTCGGTTACAACTTTGACTCATCCTCCAAGGGGTTTACCTTGGACACTTCAGAGCCCTTCCCTGACCCGATTGCGTCAGTCTATTATCACCCCTTCGAGGTCACCAACCTTGGATTATTGCCTGCGACCTCTAACTATTTCTTTAAAGTTCAGCCTGGTCTAGTGAACAACCTCGACCCAATGATTGGCGGCACGTCCTTGTTTATGACGCATATGCCGGTCAGCGATTATGAGTTCGTCAATTACCAGTGGAACTTCGACGTAAGCACCTATTACTCTTACGTCGTTCTAAAACTTGGTTTTGACTCCGCTAACCTAGTCTATCCCGACGACGACGTCACGCACGTCAGCGCAAGCCCGTCTTATCCCGTGGTCGACTCTTTTAGTTATATGCCCGTGACCGACGACGTCGACTCGTACATTGTCCTCGCTACGGCCTATAAAGACCCGACGACTAATGTAATCACAGTCTGGCAGGCTGTGACCAAGTCACTGTGGACGGATCGCATTAAAACGTCGGGCGCGCCAGCTCGCTACTACTTCGCCAGCGTCTAATCGCCATGCCGACGCCTCCAGTATATTCCAGCGCCTTTAGGGTGGTCGGTGGTCTGGCTGAAGCGGTCTCGCAAGGTCAGCCGTCTTGGGGGTTCTTTAGGTCAGCGGTCTTTGGCTCAAACGGTTACTCTGTAAGTAGGGCGGCAAATACATATTCGTACGACTACACGACTGCGGCCTATCCCGACATTGTCGCACCTACTGACACGCTTTTTAGGACATGGTTTCCGTTTGCGCTGCAAGTAATTTTTAACTCAGGTTCAAACCCTAGCCACTTAGTCGTGCGTAACTATATTTTTGGCGACCCTGACGACAACGACACTCCTTTTGTAGCCCAGGATGAGTTTGCCGCCGGAATAGTCGGAGCCACTGTCACGGCCTACGACAGCACGACATCTTCACAAGGTAACTTTCTTTTAGTTCTGGAGTCTGGAAACCATAACTTTATTGCCCAGGACACCGTCAATTTTGGTATCCCCATCACGGCAATCGTCTTACCCTGACCTGCCCCCCCCCACCCCCTGCTACCAATCAGGGCAACATTAAGACCCGATGAGCTGCAACACCGTCACCTTTAAGCGCGGCACCTCCTTTGGGACGTCTGTTGCTTTCACGCCCGAC